GACTGTTCAGGTTGTCCTTTTCGTTCACAATGTACGAAGGCGAAGGAAGGAAAGAACCGAAGAATCGATTATAACGAAAAGTGGGAACAACAAAAGAAAAGCATTCAACAGCTGCTTTCAGAAGAAAAAACGGGTAAAATCTACGGAAAACGTAAGATTGACGTAGAACTAGTTTTTGGATATCTGAAGGCTAATTTGCGTTTCACTCGAATGTCCGTAAGAGGCAAAGAGAACGTGAAAAACGAATTAGGGTTTGCGTTCATGGCGGTGAATGTACGAAAGTACATCGCCTCCAGCGTAAAATGTGCATAGACCAATCAAACAGATCAACAAAAAAGGGTTCTCATCATCAACATGCGATGATGAGAACCCTTTTTCATTATTTTTGGCTAGTTATGTCCCAGCCTCCTTTTTATTTCTGAGAATCGTTGCTATTTGACTTTTTATATTGCTCCTGAAGCTTTTTAATCTTGCGGTGCAATGAAAAGGTTCGAATCGCAAGGCGAAAATCAAAAGCAGCGACTAAGGCAAACAAGATAGTTGGTAAGGTCCATACGGTGGTATCGACGCTTAAAATAGCTAAATACGTAAAGAGGATTCCCATAATTAAGTAGATAAATCCTCTGGTTAGAGGGATGTTACTCATAAACCAAGTCCTTTAATAATAAACTGTAGCTGTTCAGCCTGTTTTTGAATTTCAATAATTTCATCCGCAAAAATCGTTTGAACTAACACAACAATCGTGTTCATCAAGACATGAGCTATAATTGGAACAATAATCAGCTTCGTTCTTGCATATAAAAACGCGAATACAAATCCCATAGCCGTGTAAACTAATAAATGTTCGAAATCCCAGTGGACTGCTGCAAATATAAGTGAACTAATAAAGGCTGAAATAAAGAAATTATATTTACGATATAGAGAACCAAAGATGATTTTTCGGAAGATAATTTCTTCTAAAATTGGTCCAATAACGGATGTGACAACAATTAATAAAGGCGTAACTTTCACTAAATTCAAGATCATTTCCGTATTTTCAGAACCAGGTTCAATACCCAATAAGTTCATTTCAATCATGGCAGCCACAGATTGAGAAGCCATTGCTAAAAAGATGCCAAAGATTGACCAGAATATAGCTGTTGGTAAGCCAGCATGTTCATGTCTCATTGACATTTCACGCTTTAACAACAAAAGTACAATTACTAAAGCCAAGCTAAAGCTGATAATTGTCCAATAAGTCATCGCAAGCTGTTTAGCTACTCCAACGGGTTCGTCATTAAACAGTCCGAGGGATAATAATAACGGAATGCCTAAAATGCTAGAAAACAGCATGATGATATAAGTCAGTACGATATAACCATAGCGCTTTTCCAATCTTTCATACTCCTTTAAAAGGTTTTTTATGTATCATTGTCGAAGAACATGTAGGGAAGCTTTTTGATATGTTTCTTCTTGTTCGTATTGTAACATACATATTATATGAGAGATAAAAGAATGCCTTCTTTTTATGTAGGTATGAGTAGTATGAGTTGAAAAAGGATTTTTTTAAATTTTTTTGTGTTTAATACTTGCAAAAAAAAGCTACTTTGTTTTAATATAATAAATGTGTTAGCACTCGGTGAGGTTGAGTGCTAACAAAATGTAAAAACATATTATTTGAGGAGGTTGTTTCACTTGTTAAAGCCATTAGGTGATCGCGTAGTGATTGAACTTGTAAAATCTGAGGAAAAAACAGCAAGCGGTATCGTATTACCAGACAGCGCTAAAGAGAAACCACAAGAGGGTAAAGTTGTTGCTGTTGGTACAGGTCGAGTATTAGAAAGCGGTGAGCGTGTAGCATTAGAGGTAGCTGCAGGCGATCGTATTATCTTCTCAAAATATGCTGGTACTGAAGTGAAATACGAAGGTACTGAATACTTACTTTTACGCGAAAGCGACATTTTAGCTGTAATCGGCTAATTATTCATAACGACTTTTAACAATGTAGAATAGATTATTTTTAAACAATTAGGAGGATGAGTCAAATGGCAAAAGACATTAAGTTTAGCGAAGAAGCACGCCGCTCAATGCTACGTGGTGTGGATACATTAGCGAATGCTGTAAAAGTAACGCTTGGACCAAAAGGGCGTAACGTAGTACTAGAGAAAAAATTCGGTTCTCCATTAATTACAAATGACGGTGTAACAATTGCGAAAGAAATTGAATTAGAAGATGCATTCGAAAACATGGGTGCAAAATTAGTAGCAGAAGTTGCTAGCAAAACAAACGACGTTGCTGGTGACGGTACGACAACTGCAACAGTTTTAGCACAAGCAATGATTCGTGAAGGTCTTAAGAACGTAACGGCTGGTGCGAACCCAATGGGTATCCGTAAAGGGATGGAAAAAGCAGTAGCAGTAGCGATTGAAGAGTTAAAAGCAATTTCTAAACCAATCCAAGGTAAAGATTCAATTGCGCAAGTAGCGGCTATTTCAGCGGCTGACGAAGAAGTAGGTCAATTAATCGCTGAAGCAATGGAGCGCGTTGGTAACGACGGCGTTATCACGCTTGAAGAATCTAAAGGCTTCACAACTGAATTAGAAGTTGTAGAAGGTATGCAGTTTGACCGTGGATATGCATCTCCATACATGGTAACTGATTCAGATAAAATGGAAGCTGTATTAGAAGATCCGTATATCTTAATCACAGATAAGAAAATTGGTAACATTCAAGAAATCTTACCGGTGTTAGAGCAAGTTGTTCAACAAGGTAAGCCACTATTAATCATTGCTGAAGATGTAGAAGGTGAAGCACTAGCAACATTAGTTGTGAACAAACTTCGCGGTACATTCACAGCGGTAGCAGTTAAAGCTCCTGGCTTTGGTGACCGTCGTAAAGCAATGCTTCAAGACGTTGCGATTTTAACTGGTGGTGAAGTAATCACTGAAGAGCTTGGTCTTGACTTGAAATCTGCAAGCATTGAGCAATTAGGTCGCGCTTCTAAAGTTGTGGTAACAAAAGAAAACACAACAGTTGTAAACGGCGCAGGTAACGCAGAAGAAATTTTAGCTCGCGTTAACCAAATTAAAGCTCAGCTTGAAGAAACAACTTCAGAGTTCGACCGCGAAAAATTACAAGAGCGCCTAGCGAAGCTTGCTGGTGGTGTTGCTGTAATTAAAGTTGGTGCGGCTACTGAAACAGAATTAAAAGAGCGTAAACTACGTATTGAAGATGCATTAAACTCTACTCGTGCTGCGGTTGAAGAAGGTATCGTAGCTGGTGGTGGTACTGCATTATTGAATATCTACAATAAAGTTGCTGGAATCGAAGCTGAAGGCGACGTTGCAACAGGTATCAACATCGTATTACGTGCGATTGAAGAGCCTGTACGTCAAATCGCTCACAACGCAGGTCTAGAAGGATCAGTAATCGTTGAGCGTCTAAAAGGCGAAGCGGTTGGAACTGGATTCAACGCTGCAACTGGTGAGTGGGTAAACATGCTTGATTCTGGTATCGTTGACCCAACAAAAGTAACGCGTTCAGCGCTTCAAAACGCTTCTTCTGTAGCGGCTATGTTCTTAACAACTGAGGCGGTCGTGGCAGATAAGCCTGAAGAAAATGCTGGCGGTCCTGCAATGCCTGATATGGGTGGCATGGGCGGTATGGGCGGCATGATGTAAGAAACGCCTATAAACGTTGATATAACAACATTTACAAGCGTTTAATTTGTATCATGTACATGCTTTTGTTCATGTTTTGATTCAATTAGATTTTTAGAGAGGCTTTCCATTAGGTTACTGAACTTAGTGGAAGCCTCTTTTTTGACGTTTTTTGTCATGTGTGCGTATATATCCATTGTAGTGTTAATATCTGAATGGCCTAGCCGTTCTTGTATCTCTTTTATGTGTACATTAGCTTCAATTAGTAAAGAAGTATGTGTATGCCTAAATGAATGGGGCGTTACCTGTTTTTGTATAGTTGTTTTCTTAAGTAGGCGCTGCATTCTGATTGATAAATGTTTTATTGTTTTAGGATAGCCTTCATTTGTTGCAAATATAAAGTCATTATCAACATAAAAAGGCTTATTCTCCTTTATAATATCTTCTTGTTCCCGTTTGTGTAGCTTAAGTAATTCAACTAAAATAGGGTCTATTGTTATGGTACGTATTGAACCTTCTGTCTTAGGTGTAAGCAAGGTGTACTTTAACTTATTATTTGTTGGATTATAATAAGTTTTAATGACTCTTAAGGTATGCTTGTCCATATCAATATCAGACCATTTTAAAGCAATCATTTCCCCTATTCTTAAGCCTGTATAGGCTAACATAGTGAAAACGAGTAAATCCCCTTCTAACCCTTCATTTTTTGCCACGTTTAGAAATTCCTCTAATTCTTCTTTTTCAAGAAACTTTTCATTTATTGAATCATTTTCAAGATCAGAAATGGTTTTTTTCTTTTTAGGCAGCTTAGTATCCTTTGAAGGTGCTTCCTTAATTAATTTATTTTCATGTGCATACATAAAAACCATATTAGCGGAAGTGTGAATACTGGAAACATAATTAGAGCTAAAAGTATTGGCTAACTTATCTATTGTGTCTTGATATGCCTTTTTAGTGATTTTTTGAATTGGTACATGTCCAAATTCATTAATGATATGTGTTAATGCAATCCTTCTTGCCCTGTGGCTGCTTTCCTTTGCGCCTTGTGAAAGATAATGCTTTAGCCAGTCCTTGCATATTGCTTCAAACGTTATTTTTGATGGTTCGATATATTCTTTATTATGGAATTGCCTTTCAAATAATGCCGCTGCTAATTGAGCGTCTTTTTTTGTTAAAAATCCCGATTTACTTACTTGTTTGTCTTTACCAGTAACAGGGTCTTTTCCTGCATAGGCACGATAGGCCCACTTTTTGCCACGTTTATAGATGTATGCCATAAGATCACCTATTCAAATAATGTTTGAAGCATGGTTTTTATTTTTTGGCGATTATCATCGTTTAAAAATTCGTTTTTATAGTAAAGATCAACATCCATGTTTAATAATTCGTGTAAATCAAATAAGCGGCGTCTTAATTCATCATCAGTTAATTGTCCATATGCAACAAGACCGTCCCCTGTTTCTTCTTTCCCCATTGCTGGAAGAGAAACCTCAATAACCTTTTTGGGTGTTTCAACTACCCCCTTGAATGCTTCTATAAGACTTATCTCATAGCCTGCCATTTCCATAAGTTGCGTATAGTGTATATCTAAACCTTTAGCCAATTTTTTTATTGTATCGGAGTTTGGTATACCCTTACGTCCGTTTTCAATCATTGAAAGATATGCTTGGGTTAAATCAATTTTTTTTCCTAACTCTGTTAATGTCAATTTTTTTTCTTTCCTCAATTTCCTTAATTCTTTTCCGAATTCCTTTGGGCTAACACTCATTTTAAAAAACCTCCTTAAATCTGTATAAACACAATATAACACAAATTAAACAAAAATATAACTAAGTTATAAAAAATATATTGACGGTATTTTTTGTGAATGCTAATATATAACCAAGTTATAAAAAATATATCCAAGTTAAAAATAGGTGGTGAAAATATGGTGAAGATGGAATTTATCAACAAAGAAAATGTTAGGGTGTCGATTGCCGAAAAAGGAATGACTCTAAAAGATTTTTCTAGTCATATTGGAATTTCCCAAGTTTATCTAACGCAAATACTTAAAGGTTATCGAAGCCCTTCACCTACCGTTTCTGCAAAAATTGCAAAAGGTTTAGGCGTTGAAATTAACGACATTTTCAATATAAGTGTTTATCAAAAATAAGAAAGGCGGTGGGCTAATTGTTAAATGTTCAAATTGACGAAAAAACAGTTAATTCCATGCTGGAAAAAGCCATAAATGAACGTGTCGAAGAATTAGCAAAGCAAAAGTATTTCTTAACTTATAGTGAATTGTCCGATTATCTGAATATTAGCAAGCCGATCATTGAAGATCGCCTAATAAAAAACGGATTGAAGTATTACAAAGTAGGCTCAAAATATCTGTTTAAAAAAAGTGAAGTGGATGAGTTTTTAGATGATATGACATCTAACATGAACGCTACTAACAATGACATTAAATTTTTTCAAAAAATGCAAAAGGGAGCTGGTAGTAATGATATGCGCTAATTGTGGTGAAGCAATTCATTCAATCGATAGATATTACCGAGCAGGGAAAAACGGCACTTTATTTTGTTCTGAAGATTGCAGTTATGAAGCGTTTGAGGGTTTTTATTCTAAGCAAGAAGTAGAAAAGACCCTAGTATGCCATATAGGCAAAGGAGATAGCGCAGACGTGAAATTTCATGTAGATGGTGAAGCAGCATTAGAAGTTGCAAAAGTGTTAGAAATGGCTTTAACAAAAGACCCACCTTTTATTATGACTGTTAAAAATGGTGTAGGAGAGTATCAAAAGATAGCGAGCAGAGAGGAATTTTTAGAACATTACTTAAGTTGGGCAATTGGAACACTTTATGATCTTACAGATACAGAAGAATGAGCTTAGCGGAGTTAATAACAAGGGGGGGAGTAATAATGCAAGCTACCATGATTAGTTACACAGCAAAAATAACCGAGTTACTACCTAACGGCAAGATAATAAAGCTCAGAGGGTACACCAACGGAAATGATGATTATCAGAAAGCAAAAAGCCCAAGTGGGAAAACATGGACATATTTTTCTAATGATGAACAAATAAGCAACTGGATAGAAAAGGGCGGCTGGATTGGTGTAAGAATACCAACAGGGCTATATTTGGTGGACGTTGACGACACGCAGGAAGGGGAGTTATTGAAAGAACTTCTTGAGGGTGAAAACGTAAACCATCATGTTATTAAGACCCCTAACGGATTGCAATTTATTTTTAAAGGTGAAACAGATCAGACTAATAAGCAAGGGCAATATCAAAAATATGTCAATCGTTTGGGTATTACTCAAGATACAAGAGCAGCCGAAAAAGGTTATATTGTCTTTCCAACAGAAAACACAAAAGGGCGTCATGTAATAGCTCAAAGCATGGGCGAATTAGACGAGCTGCCACATTACCTTTATAAAGTGTGGAACGGTCAAAAAACGCCTTCTCCTATGTCCTACCCTTATGAAACTAGCGGAAGTCGTGACGGTGATTTTTATGATTTATCCAGAAGGTTATTAACCTGCGGTGTAAGCAAAAAAGACGCATTAGAAAGCCTTCAATTAGCTTATGAATATTTTGTACCGTATAAAGAAGACTTCCCACTAAGTACGATAAAAGAAAAGGTGGAATCAGCCTCTAAAAAAATAAATGAAGGCAAAACCGAGGCAGCTAATGAAATTGCAGACTTTGAAATTCATGTAAGTGGATTAAGTGATAATAAGGTTATTCCTAAGCCTTTTATTGTTCAAGATGGTTCGCTTTATTCAATCAAGACAGTAAAAGACGTAGAGGTCAAAAACTTTGTATCTAGACATGTACCATTTTTAACAAAAGAATTTCATAATGTAGAACGCCCTCAAGTCTTGTATGAAATTACTTGGAAGCAAGGGCATAAAACAATTAGTGAAGTAGTACCAGCTTCAACTATTGCAGTTAGAAAAGAATTGCTGGAACTAAGCGAAAAAGGTTTTTCTGTTAATGATAATAATGTCAAAAATTTAATCAGTTTCATGGATTTTTACTTGCTGGATAATGAACTTAAAAAATATTACGCAGTAGAGCGTTTAGGGCATATCAAAGATAGCTTTATTCACCCTTCAATAACTAAAGATATTGAGATTATGGCGATAGATCACGGCGAGAAGCAGATACTTGAATCTTTAAAGATGCAAGGGACAAGCGACACATGGAAAAAAGAAGTCTTTGAACGAATTAAGCAGCACCCTAAAGCCGTATTTTTTGTACTTTCTAGCTTTGCTAGTGTCATTATTAAAGATTTACGCTTACAGCCTTTCATTGTTGATTTAAGTGGAACGACTTCACAAGGTAAAACTACAATATTAAAAGCGGCTGCAAGTGTTTGGGGTAATGAGGGTTTAATGAGTGAATGGAATGCTACAAAGGTATCTATTGAAAGAAAAGCCGCTTATTTAAACAGTTTTCCATTATTGCTGGACGATACCCGCAAAGCAAATGACAAGATATTAAAAGATGTAGTGTATCAGTTTAGCGGCGGTAGATCTAAAGGACGAGGTTCATTAAAAGGTAGCCAGAGGGAATATACATGGTGCAATATTCTTCTAAGTACAGGGGAAGTATCTTTAAATGAATACGCTAAGAATCAAGGTGGAGTGGCTGCAAGGATAATCCCTTTAATTGATGAACCATTAAAGAAAGACCATGAAAACATCATACAGCTTCATGAAGCTATGGAAAATAATTATGGAGCAATAGGGGTAGCCTTCTTGAAAGTATGGCTAGAGAATAAAAAAGACCTTATCACCGAATATCACAAGTTTAGAAAATTCTATGTAGATAAGGCTAAAGATAATGAAGTATTAAACCGTTTAGCTGGATATTATGCAGCAGTCCATTTTACTGGAAGTGTATTAAAAAACAAAATGAGCTTTGAAATAGACCTAAAAGCAATAGCAGATTTATTTGACGATATAGCCAGTGAAAATAAATCAACGGACAAGCCGATGCAATTTTTAGATGAAATTCTAACCGATCTAGACAGTAGCAGGCAGGATATATATTATGATTATTTGCCGCAAGTCCATAAAGCTATATACAAAAAAGGCCAGCTCTATTTAATGCCAGCTTACCTTACAAGGTTTTTAGGGGTTGAGGAAAAAGCAACACGTAGAGAATGGTTAAAACGAGGGCTAACCGTTGGGAAACAAGAAAAAAACTCTTATGTTGATTATAAGCCATTAAAGCATAAAGGGAAAACATATAGAGTGATACCAGTAAACATGGATATTGTGAAAGAGATAGGCTTTGATTTTGAAGAAGTAAGCGGAAATGAATTTCTAAATCAGTAATCTTGTAACCTTCATAAAGCTTGTTATATCAAGGGTTAAGAGTCTAACGGTTACAAAGGGTTACAAATAAAAGTTATAGCTTGTAACCCTGTCCAGTCTTAGAGCCGCAAGGAATAGAAGGTTATAGGTTACAAAAGTTACAAGTTATTAGATATATATTTCGTATGAAATAAGATTATAATCCTAAAAAACTATAATGCTATATATATGGTATTTTTTTTGAAAACCTTGTAACCTTGTAACCTTGAAGGAAAAAACCCTTGGGAGAGTAAGAGCGAGTGAGGTTACAAAGATTAGAATTAAGATGTAACCTTGTAACCTTTTCTTGTAACCTTTTAAAAGAACAAGTCAATTATCAAAAAAAATTTACAAATAAATATAACTAAGTTATAATAAAATTAACCTAAGTTATATAGAGGGTGGTTTTATAGCATGGATGAATTACTAGAACGACTAAAAGACCAAATAGAAAACAACTTCTATAACGATGAAACTACAGTAAAAGCCTGTGACCTTATGGAGCTTATATATGAATACGAAATAGAAACAGGCAGAAGAAAAAGATGGAATGATGAACGGTGGGATTAAATGGCCGAAAAAATAATTCAAATAATACCAGCACCTAAAAACCTATATGCAGTTTACCAAGATGATGAACATCCTAAAGAACCTATTTTATCGAAAATTATTTGTTTAGGGCTAACAGATCAAGGCGAAGTAGTTTTAATGGATATGGACGAAACTGGTTTTATTGATATGGCCGATAACGCCATGAACTATAAAGGCGCAAAATGGGGAGGTGAGTAAATGCCAGGTTTTTTCGATAAGATTTTTAACCGTAGAAAAGAACCGCAGAAAACAGAACGAGCAGACATAATGAGCGGTGGAGCTGCAATATTCACACCATTTAGCGGAAAAGCTTATGAAAGTGATATATACAGGGCGGCAGTTGATAGCATAGCAAGAAACGCTGCAAAACTTAAGGGAACGCATGTTATTACAGCACCAGACAGGCGCAAGACAGGCGATCAATATTTAAACCACATTTTACAAGTAAGACCTAATCCATATATGACAGCTTATGACCTTCTTTATAAGCTGGTAACACATTATTACTTGTATAACAATGCTTTTGCGTATTTGCAGAAGGATGACAAAGGGTATTTACAAGCTATTTACCCCTTATCCCCTCAAAGCGTGGAGTATATAACAGACACATTAGGTAATTTATATTGTCGTTTCTTATTTGCTAATGGCCAGCAAGTTACCTTGCCATTTTCAAAGGTTTTTATAGTAAGGCGTTTCTTTAACTCTAACGATCTATTAGGCGATACTAACACGGCAATATTGCCAGCTTTAGACTTAGCACATACGCAAAATGAAGGGTTAGAAAACTCTATAAAAGCTAATGCAACGATTCGAGGTATTTTGAAATATAACCAAGTATTAAGCCCAGACAAACTAAAAGAGGAAAAGGAAGCCTTTATAAACGATTATTTAACAGTAAGTAATAATGGCGGAATTGCAGTAATTGACAGTAAAGCAGAATATACCCCTTTAGAGCTTAAGCCAGTAGCTATTGATGATAAGCAGCTAGAGGCAGTTAAAAAGAAAATTTATGAGTATTTAGGAATTAGTGAAAAAATCGTAAATAGCACCTATACAGAAGATGAATGGGCGGCATTTTATGAAAGTGTCCTAGAACCATTAGCCGTACAATTTTCACTTGAATTTACAGACAAGCTATTTACAGAACGTGAACAGGCTTTCGGCAATTCAATCATATTTGAGGCTAATAGATTACAGTTTGCTAGTAATGCAACCAAAACAAACATTATCAAGGAATTGACGCCTTTAGGCTTATTCACCATTAACCAAGCATTAGAAATATTGAATTTGCCACCAGTTGAGGACGGCGACAAGCGATTACAAACACTAAACGTAGTAAATGCCGATAAAGCCGATCAATACCAGCTAAATGAAGGGGGTAGCAAAGAATGAAAGAGTTAAGAGTAGCTGAACTAAGAGCAGCCGAACCGCAAGGAGAAAGCGGCCTTATTCTAAGTGGTAGACCTATTGTATATGACCAACCTACCACCATAAAAGCACCATTTGGGGATTATATCGAGATTATACAAAGGGGCGCATTAGATGGGGCAGACCTATCAGACATTCGCTTATTGTATAACCACGATATGAATAAAATTCCATTAGCAAGAACACCTAAAACTATGTCCTTTTCGTTAGATTCGGCAGGATTAGCAATGAGGGCAGAGCTACCAGACACCGTGGAAGGGAAAAGCGTTTATACGGCAGTAAAACGGCAAGACCTTTCGGGCATGTCATTTGCTTTCAAAGTACCACAAGGCGGCAGCCACTTTGACGCAAAGACAAACACTAGAAGTATTAGCAAAATAGAAAAAGTCTATGAGGTTTCAATCGTTCCATTCCCTGCATATCCTCAAACGAGTATAGAAGCAAGGGCAGCTATTGAAAACACATGGGCAAAGCTTAAAGCACCAGAAAGACAAGCAGCAAAAATAAAAGTAAATCAAATATTGAAAAGAGGTATATAAATTATGAATTTTAAAACAGTAGCAGAAGCATTTAATTATTATCGTAACCATTCTTTAACTGACATTGAGAAAAGAGCCGCAGAGATCGGCAAGCTAATTGATACAGACCCTAACGCAAATGTAGAGGTTTTAAATATTGAACTAGACGGCTTAAAAGAAGCAAAAAACAATGTAGAACAACGCAGCCAGGGTGGACAAGCTGGAAACTTCAATCCTATTACTGGAATGAACTTCAACCAAGGTCAGCAAGTACCAACAGAAAACATTTTCGCAAGTACCGAATACCGCTGTGCATTTTATAAGACATTGTTAGGGCAAAAGCTAACAGATGTTGAAACAAGAACTTTTAATAAGGCTATGGAAATGCAAGAAGCAGAACGCCGAGCAGATGCCTTTAATACTACAACAAACAGTGCAGCCGTATTACCAACAACAACATTAAACGAAGTTATCAAGAAAGCTAGAACAATGGGCGGTTTAATCTCGCACGTTAGAAACTTCAATATTCCTACTAACATCAGCGTACCGATTGGAACACCTTCCAGTAAGGCGCAATGGCACGTTGAAGGCGCACCAGTAGAAAGTGAGAAGGTAACACCAGCAGTCGTACAATTTGCAGGATATGAGATCATCAAAGTATTTTCAATCAGTGCAGCAGCTAAGAAAATGACAATCCAAGCATTTGAAGCATACATGATTGACGAGCTTACTAATTGTGTAATGGAAGCTATTGCAGACGCATTAGTTAACGGTACAGGAACAGGACAAGGAACTGGATTACTAACAGGCATTACATGGGATGCAAGCAACAGCCTAGACCTTACAGGGACATACACAGACTTTACAAAAGCATTAGCAACCTTAAAGCGTGGATATGCAGCAGGGGCAAAGTTTGCTATGAGTAACGCTACACTATACAACAAGGTTTATAGTTTAGTAGATGGAAACGGTAGACCAATCTTTATTGCAGATCCTAAGAATGAAAGCATTGGCTATATTCTAGGTAAGGAAGTAGTCATTGACGATAACCTAGCAGATGACACGATCATTCTAGGTAACTTTAACTATATGGGTTATAACATGCCACAAGGCTTAATGATTGAGGTATCAAGGGAAAGTTCATTCAAGAGCGGGCTTATTGATTACCGAGCTATGGCTATTGCAGATACTAAGCCATTAGTTAGTGAAGCATTTGTAAAGCTATCAGCACCAGCAGGGGCATAAGCCTAACTACATTAAGGGGGTATCAGTGATAACGCTGGTATCCCTTTTTTAAAAGGAGTGATCACATTGTTAATTAGCATAGAAGAAGCAAGAGATACATTAAGACTGGATGGCCCAGACAATGACTCTATCATTATTCCATTATTAGAATCTATTCCTTCTTATCTGGAAGTAACCACAGGCAGGACATGGGATACACAGCCAGTACACCCATTAGCACAGACCGTTACTAAGTTTATATTACAGCTATGGTATGACCCAGAAGGGCAGGACAAGGACAGACTACAGCGCACCATAGACAACCTATTAACAGCCTTAACAGCGATAGGCAGAAGCATGTAACTAATGGCAAAGGATTACGCAAAAGCTTTTTATACGAGTAAAGAATGGATTAAATGCCGTACAGGATTCATGCAAAGTAAAAACTATATTTGTGAACGGTGCGGAGGTGTAGCGAACATATGCCACCATAAAACGTATATCACGCCAGAGAATATACATGACCCAAACATTACTCTTAATTGGAGAAATCTTGAGGCATGTTGTCAGGCCTGTCACAATTTAGAACATCATAGCGGCGGCATTTGTGCAGACGGTTTAGTATTCGATAGCAATGGAAACTTAAGAAAAAAACAATCCCCCCACTTTGAAAAATAATTTGGAGGTCTATGGACCGATGAGGCCCCTTTCTTATCCCCTCCATTACTTTTTTATATTAAGGGAGGGATTAAACACTAAAAAAAGAAGGTGATTTTATGGCGACTTCTAAGAAAAATATAACGATTTCTAGTGAAATGAAAAAACTTAAAACAATATTAAGGCAGATTCCAAAAGAACGTTTACCTATAGGGCAAAGCCTCTATAATGAGCTTGTTTTCATGCAGAATACATTAGATAAATTAAAGCAACAAGTAGAAGAAGAAGGCGCAGTATCAATGTTTAAACAAGGGCGGCAGGAATTTCTAAGGGAACACCCAGCATTAAAAGCCTATAATACCACCGTACAGCGTTACAGCCTTCTTTATAAGCAATTAGTTGACCTATTGCCCCCGACGGACGTAGAACAACCGCAGGACGCTTTAATTGACTTCTTGAAGGGGTGATAAGGTGAATTATGTACTAGAATACTGGAACGCTATTAAAGAAGGAAAGATAACCGTTTCTAAGCGTGTATATAAGCAATATGCAAAGCTGGTAGACGAGATCAACAACCCAAAGCAATATATTTTTGATGAAGCAAAGGCAAACAAGCCTATTGAGTTTATAGAGCGTTTTTGTAAGCACAGTAAGGGGGAATGGGCGGGCAAACCTATTAAATTGGAACTCTTTCAAAAGGCTTATATTGCTGCCCTTTTCGGTTTTATAGATAAAGACACAGGCTTAAGGCGTTACCGTGAAAGTATGTTTTATGTAGCAAGGAAAAACGGTAAAACAACCATGTTAGCAGGGTTAGCGGCATATATGCTTATTGCAGATGGAGAAGGCGGGGCAGAGGTTTACAGCATAGCTTCAAAGCGTGACCAAGCTAGAATACTATTTGATGAAACTCACAATATGATTCAACAAAGCCCCGATCTATCCAAGCATATCAAAAAGCGAAAAAGCGATCTTTATTTTTCCCTTACTATGTCTAAGCTTATGCCATTAGCCAAAAACAGTAATACATTAGACGGCTTAAACAGTAGCTTTGTAATTATTGACGAGCTGCATAGTATAGCAGACCGAAACTTATATGAGGTTATGAAGCAAAGTCAATCAGCCCGCCAGCAACCTATTTTAATTATGATTACAACGGCTGGAACGGTTAGAGAAAATATATTTGATGATATGTATCAGTACGCTTGTAACATAGTAGACGGCAACTTTCAAGATGATAGCTTTTTACCTATCCTTTATGAGCTTGACGAAAAGAAGGAATGGACAGACCCAGCAGCATGGCAAAAGGCAAACCCAGCATTAGGAGCGATTAAGAAATTAGATGACCTTGAGCGTAAAGTAGAGAAGGCTAAAAACAGCCCTAACGATCTAAGCGGAGTATTAACAAAGGACTTTAATATAAGGGATACCGTAGCCAGCGCATGGCTTACATTTGACGATATAAACAACGAAGAAACCTTTGACATAGAGAATTTTAGAAATTGCTATGCCATAGGCGGCGCAGATTTGAGTGTAACGACAGACCTTTCATGTGCTACCCTCTTAATGGTGGATAAGGACACCCAGAAACGCTTTATCCATCAAATGTATTGGTTGCCAAGGGATAACTTTGAAAAACGGGTACAGATTGACAAAATACCTTATGATAAGTGGCTAGATCAAGGCTTATTAAGGCTATGTAATGGAAACAGCATTAATTACGGTGATATAACAGCATGGTTTTTAGAAATGCTTAACAATTACGGTATAACGCCCCTATGGATTTATTATGATAGCTATTCAGCTAAATATTGGGTAGAGGAAATGGAGCAGCATGGCTTTAAAATGGTTAGGTGTATTCAAGGAGCTAGAACCTTAAGTCTTCCTATGCAGATGATGGGGGCAGATTTGCAAGCTAAAAAGATTAATTACAATAACAGTCCTATCCTTAAATGGTGCTTAACGAATACAGGCATAGAAACGGACAGGAACGGCAACATAGTACCAGTTAAGAACCAAGCAGCTAAGATGAGGATAGACGGCACAGCGTCCATGTTAGACGCTTATGTAGGGCTATTTGAACACTATGAAGAATTTCTAAGGGCTTTGTAAGGGGGATAAAACGTGAAGTATATAAAAGATAAAAAACTAACCATATTAGAAATGGCTGCAAACAGCGGGCCCGAACCAGGAGAAACAGCCAGACCGTTAAAGAATGGGGAGAATATTTGGGCTTATTACCGGCAAGCGTCAGCAAATGAAATTGCCATGTTTTCCACAACAGTTTACAAAGTGGAAGTTATTTTTAAAATTGCATGGCGAAATGATATTGATACCACTATGAAGGTACTCTTTAGGGGCAAAGAATACGCCATAAACCGCATAGATGACTTTGAAGGGTATAAACAAGATTTAACTATTTACGCTTATGCGCTTAATTAGGAGGGGCGATCAATGACACCTACACAGCTATAAAAAAGGTTAGAAGATAATTTACACATGTTTAATCAAGAAGTGATGTCCTTAATTGATATACATGACAACGATTATTTAACAAAAGATGATCTAGAGGACATAAGCAGACAGATATTTTATTGTTTATATGAATTCAAAGACCTTATAGTTGAATACTTAAAAAAGAATGACCGTTGATTTTTTTTCAGCGGTTTTTTTATTTGTCATAAACCAGCCTTCCCGCCCATACCTATGTAATATCACGGTGGGGAGGAGGATGACCGATTGAGTAAAAACAAAATTAAAAAGACGGTTTCTCTAAATATCACTAATCCAGATGACGCAGAGATCATAAAAAAGATAAGTGAACCTAATTTTAATTTCAATGAATGGGCAAGGAAACTTATGTTAGAGGACATTAGAAGGGAAAAAAACAAGATTGTCCATAAGAGTGAAAAGGGGGGCATTAAAATTGTGTTGGGGTAGCCATACCGAACATAAAGCCCCCTCTCTCTTTATCGCTTGAGTAACACTGTTACACAAATGACACCGTCAAATGTCACGACAAATGGAAAGGGGATATTTTTATTATGATAGAAGGTAAGGGATTAGGCAATAAAAAAATAAATCGAGTGAATGTAAGTTTAAGCAATAGAACCAATAGAAAATTAAATCAGTTAGCCACCGCATGTAATACAAAGCCAACCACATTAGCAGGGTTATTTATTGAAATATGCTTAAATGATTCCCAGATCGTCCACAAACTACAAGAAGAATATAACATCTATACACCTTATAAAGTCATTCCAGTGCAAAACAACGGTGAAATAGACTACATTTTTAAGGGGTGAACAGCATGGAATGGCATAGTTTTATTATTGGCTTAGTATCAGCCTCTTTTGCCTATGCTTTATTTAGTGAAAAGGGCGATCAAGAGGAACTTGTTGCAGAGGACGACCAGACCGAAGATATAGAGATAAACGACTTTTCAGGCAGGCATGTTACTTTATCTTGTCAAACATGCCGCAAACTGAAAAGGCATAAAGAAGTTGAGCCTAATTTATTTCAATGTGTGAAATGTAAAAGACATGTAGATTTAAGAAGTGCTTAAATTTAATATGTACGATTGATAATGTAGCATCTAGCTGCATTATTTTTTTTGATCGGGAACGTATTCAAATAAATCCCCTATTTGACATTCAAAGGCTTTACACAATTCATTCATTTGTTCTATTTCAATTCTTTTGACATCTTCATGATATAGTGCAGATATAGTTGCTGGACGTATTCCGGTTATTTCAGCTAACTGTTTTTGTGTCCATTTCTTCTTACCTAACCATTCTGATAGATGAATTCTTACAGTCATTATATTTTCCCCCTAGTTACAATATGCCTTTTTTCTACATAATACCACATAGAAGTAATAAAATTATATTGTTTAATTGACATATTACGACATAGGTAATATAATTACGTTAGTAGTAATTAAATAAAAGACAAGAGATAACGGAGGTTAGAACATGGTAGAAACATTAAGAAAACTTTCTTTTAAGTTAGACTGTCAATTAGACTCAATCGGGTGTCAAGCTGAAATTTTATCAGATGTAAAAACTCTTTTATATCACTTAAAAGAAGATATGGACAAAGCAGTACATATAGGAGAAGAAAGAGCTTATTACCATGAACACCATAGAATGGTTAGAGTTTTAGCTGAACTTATGCACTTTACCGTAAAGGAACTTAACAAAGATTACGAAGATGCACATTGTATTAGCGGGAAATTATACGCAAAAATTACAGGTAAGGAAGGAGATCAGGACAATGAGTAATTTAATGAATATGTTTGAAGGGGCTAGAAATGTTGAATTTACAGGCTTACAGTATTGTGAAGAAATAGGCGAAAGATTGCCAGTATTTGAGCTCACAGACATTCCAGCAGATGAACGGAACAGAAGGGCTAAGATTCAAAACACAAAGGTTTTTATTGAGAAGCACGGCAAAGAGCCGAAAGACTATGACGAGGTTTTAGCTTGGGTCTATTCCTTAATTGAAGAAGCGGATAAAGCAGAAAACCATATCGCTGGGAACGATACGGTTTTCACTGATTAAACATTCAACTAATTATACTATATCATAAAGGGGCGTCCATTAATAGCGACACCCTTTTTTGTTGGAAATAACTTAGGTTGTTCATGCTTTGTTCATGTTCATGTTTAGAAAAGGACTTTTTCATTGAGGGGAAAAATCTATAAACCTTGATATAATAGGGGTTTTAGTATTTATTTTAAGATATTTTTAGGGGTATTAAATGGGCGGCATGATGTAATAACGCCCTCAAACCCTTGATATATAAGGGTTTTATGTAAGATGAGAGTGGATTGTTAACAAATTATAGAGGCTTCTCATAAGTTGAGCCAACTTATGGGAAGCTTCTTTTTTATATATGAAAGTTTAGTTGGAGGAATAAGAAAGTTCCTTTTAGAGTAGTCGCCCCCGTTTCAAGTGTTCATATTAAGCACATGTGTGATAAAATGAAAAAATAAATATGCGATGAAAAAGATGGCTAGTAAGGAGTTGCCGTGGCTTTTGATATTGTCAGAGGTGGACGCAATGTGAAAGGGGTAAAGTATGGAGGTAAATAAAAACAAGAATCAAAAGAATAAAATAATAGGAATAGCTTCATTAAAGGAAGCGCTATCCGCATTAAAAGTCGCAGATCTTCAAGACATCCGGAAAAAGCTGCAAATTAAAAATATAAGCTCGATGAAAAAGGCGGAGTTAATTCAATCTTTGGCAGAGGCAATCCCTGTTCTTTTCAGAAATATTATCAGTCAGTTCGATGAGCGACGATTATTTTTAATAAAAAATATCACTAGTGTTGCATAAATAATGTCCAATTTTCAGTCTAATCATCCTCCTTGTTTAGAGCCAAAAAGGTAAATACCTATTCAAAGGTGGCTTTATTCATTTGGTTTTTTTTACAATCAGACTTGTGCGACAACAACAATTTGCTTATTAAGGGATGGCTTTCCCTTCAATCTTTCGAAGCCAGATATGGGCTGGTTTCCACAATGCAGCCCTTAAATAACGGCTAATTTGTAAGGTTTTTCGCTTACTTCTTGTTTCAAGTTGTACGAGAACATGTAGGCAAAAAACAATCAGTGCGATAAACACTTGGTTTTGAATGGCCCATTCACTTTGTCCGTAGAACTTTTTAATATTGAGATGTTGTTTGATCCACTTAAAAAATAGCTCAATGGCCCAGCGTGATTTATACATCTCTGAAATTTCTTC